TTAACATACCACTCAAGACCAACGCCTGCATTTTCCAAGTGGTCGATAATGTGCACCTCTCGTCCCACTTCTTGCACGAACCAGACTGCTGTAGTGTCACTAATTCCCAAGTCCCAGTAAGTGCTAACAGGCACAGCAGGATCATAAGGAACACTGGTAATCTGATTCTTTTCTTCAAGCTCAAGCATATACTTGGAATAGTAGGCTCCTTGAAGGGCTGCGGTAAAGGAACACTCAAATTCCTGCTCATATTCATCATCACTCATCTCCGCTTTAGCAGCTGCAAGTTCCTCATCATCCAGAATACCTGTCTGTGACGCCTTATATAGCGCGTGGTACCAACGACCAGACGCCTGATTCTCTATAGCTGTGTTGTAAATATCAAAGAAATGGTTCTGACCCCTAGGAGTACCAATGAATATAGCCCAGCCTTTACGGTCTGATAGCGCAGGACGTATCAACGTAGACCATACAATAGGATTCATCAACGAATATTCGTCCAGAATAACCCCATCTAGGTAAATACCAGCTAGTGAATCCGGATTTTCCGCCCCTAATAGCATGTATCTGATCTTATCCCCACGGTCGGGGCGTGGTATATCAATCCGTAAGTCCGCCTCATTAGGCTTTGCGCCAGGGATGTGCTTAGTAAAGTCCTTCAAATACTCCCAAGCAACCCTCTTAGCTTGTCCATACGAGGGCGCAACATACGCATATTGTGGATTTTTCTTCTCACATCTGAACGATTGGTCAACCATTTCCATAATCGAGAACACCGTTTTACCAAAACGACGGTGACAAACGAGTACGTTGAATCGTTTCATCGAATTATGGAGTAGCCCCTGAATAGGTCTAGGCGTATAGCCCAGATCAATAACCTCTTGATTCGACATTATTTCTTCTTCTTCTTCTTTCCTGGTATTTTAAAGCCCTGTTCACTGAGAAAGCGATCAAGAAACCCCTCATCTCTCATTTCAGTTGATGCTTTTTTAAACATACCAACCATCTTCTTCCTCTCCTCTGAGGTTAAATCTCTACCTTCTTTGCGCGCTCTGGCTGTAAACGCCCCTTGTATTAAATCCATTTCATTTTTAAACTTAACAGATTCTGACTGAGGAGATCTACCTGGCAATGCACCCTTGGCTTTCTGAAAGCGATCAAACGCTCTCTGCAGGCGTTCTCTATTCTTCTTGCTAGGATCTGCTTTATGAACAGCTCGCTGGTTCGCCAAGCCTTGTAGAGCACTCTTGAACTCCATATTCTCCACGCTCTCACCTTCAAGTATCTCTGTACTAGCTGGCAGCTTAACGTCAACAGGCTGTAGTTTTGGATGTGCTGTGATCCCTTCCTCTAGCCCCTCTCCACCAATTGTAAGATCACCTGGTGATCCCACCTTTTGCACAGGAACATTACGCAACTTAGCGCCTGGGAATTTCTTCTTTTTCTTAGCCATGACTATTTCCTTTTCTTTTTGCCAGGGATCCCTAGTTTTTTAAACTCATCATTCAATTGACTAGCCTCTTCCTGTGAAATATCACCTTTAAGCAGAGCAGCAGCTACCTCATCTGGGTTTTTCGGAGTCAACTTCGGTTTTATCCTGCCCTTCAATGCTTTAGCTCTCCCACCAAGTCTACTCATAATACACCTACTTTTTTGGAAGAGGATTTGACTCTTTTGACTTTTCGAGTTGCTTTTTTGCTTCCTCTTTCTCTTTTTCCTTTAGCTTTCTCTCCTTCACCTTTACTTCGTACGTTTCCTTCAACAACTTGACATGCTCCTGATTTGCCTTGATCTCCTTCTCCAACTTTGAGATCTGGCTCTTTAACATGTTCTCTTCGCTCATCTGTACATCTTCCATGTTCACCATTGTCAAATGACCGTTCTGGATGACGCGCACTTTCTTCTGTGATTTCTCCATAATTTGCCTCTACTGTTATGGGTTCTTGTTTTTCCCTAACGATACCTGTATGCAACACAATTTGCAAGGCTCCTTGCTGCCCCTCAATCTGTGTCTTCTGTCCATATTCTCGCGGATTCCCTTTCTCCGCAAGTTTTAAATAACTGTCAAATTTGAATTTACCAACTGGAACATCCTCTTTTTCCGCCACTTCTTCGACAGCTTCCGCCGCCTTGTCGTGAAAGTAGTCAGCACGATCCTGTTTTGCCTCCTCTAAGCCCTTTTTAAAATCAGGATAGTGATTCCTCCAAGCGTAGATTAAATGCAAGCTAGGCATATTAGGAAGCTCTGAGATGGTCTTTAAAGTCTTACCCTCGCGTACAAGCGCGCATATACCAGCGCCAAGTTCCAATGTGTATTGAAAATTTGATTTCGGGACGAGCGCGCCCTCCTTGGCGATTACCTCGCCCGTATGAACGTCATACGTCACTAACTTCCTTGTGAGTGGATCAAGTATTGTGTACGTGCCTTTTCCTTCCATATTAGCTCCTTGCAACATGAAGCGTATCACCAAAGTTTTTATTTAGCAACAGCGCCGTCCTGGCGCCTAATCGAAGAAGCGTGTTGTTTGGTTGTACGCGAAATTGCGTACTTAGATTATAGCGCCAAATGGACGCCCCTTGCAACCGAAATTAACAAGAGGCGTGAGGTTATTCATGGAGCTAATCACGAACATGTTTAAAGTATCGTAGATACATGACCATGTAAAGCAGTTGTTCCTGTGTATTGTACTGCTGTGCAGCATTTAGTTTTAGAATGTTGTCCCACTGTTGGGGGTGATAGAACGCTACATCCGTGAAACTCTTGGGGGTAATAGGGTACCCTATTACCGTGGAGAATGATACACGAATCACTCTATACGAACCGTCTCCCCTCTTATACATATATACAGTGACACTGCTACACTAGTGCCGTAGTGACACTCCTGGTATCACTTTGACACTGACAATCGGTATCACTTTGACACTAGGACTACGTGATTACAGATACTTACAACTTGGCACAGACAATGCACAGGGGCTCGGCAAGCTGTCAAGCTGTGAATCAATTCAGCGTGACATTCCATCCCTGCAACATGCGCAGTAAGACAGCTTACAACTAGAACTAAGTGTTTGATATTATTAACATCAACAAGGAGAATCGTATGTCTAACACAAAGAGAGTAATGGATCTAATGAACAAGTATGCCACTGAGACTGCACCAAAGGCTAAAGTAGTCAATGAGGCACGTGTAACCGTTGGCAAGGTGTTTATGCAACCAACAAAGAATGGCACCAACTTTAAGTATTGCTACTATGGCATGACTGATGCGAGTGGTTCATTCGTAGCTGGGTTCAACATGAGTAACAAGGCTATGCTTGAGGCTGTGAACCAAGGTCTATTGCCTAAAGACTTCTTAGGTACGTTTGAAGCCTATGCCACCAAGTACGCTGAAACTCAAACTGTACTTTAATCAACCAACAAGGGGCTAGTCGCAAGGCTAGTCCTCTTTTCACTGGAGTTAACATGACTATTGAACAACAAGCCCTAGACCTCTTAAACCAAGCACTAGCACTATTAGAAAGCGTCCCACCAATAATAGGCACTGAACCTGAGCATGATCATGCGCTTCACCATATCACCATAGCAATGGATGATCTAAAAACAATCACAAAAGGCTAGCCGCAAGGCTAGCTCTCTTCCAAAATCTGTCTTACATCTTTGACGCACTATCCTAGTCAGTAAGACAGTAAATCTCCAAAAAGGTATATAAAAAAAAATATAAGACACTAAAAATTATATTCTTTTTTTTAAGAAAATACTGTCTTACTGTCTAACTACCTGCGCAAATCAAAACAATTTCAACAACTTAACTTGTAGACAGTAAAACTAGACAGTAAATTTTTTACTGTCTAAAAATGGCATTTTACTGTCTAACCACACGCACAAAAACAATAAAATATCTTTACAACGCATAACACCTCAGCAAAACCCTAAACAAAAACCACTTATTTTTGCCCAATTGACGCATTATCCTAGTCAGTAAAAAAAAAATACTGTCTACAAAAAATAACGCACACCACCACATTTTCTTACATCTGAGCATAAGCAATTTCAAGCACTTACAAGCCCCTCAGAGGCTTTGTAAGCCCCTGTAATCACGTTAACACGTCCTACCCTATC